GATAGCTGGTAAGGCATCTGATGTTCAAGATAATTTTAACGATTTAATGCACAAACGGTCAACCGAAGCATTAGATCAAAGGAAGGTAGAACTTGCTAAGGATATGTATAAGCAAACAGTCGACCCTGATATGGAACCGCAAGGCGTATCATTGGAAGACTCTTTAGTTGATATAAATACAGAGACAGGTAGACCAATAGAAAAAGAGGAGACTAATGAAAACACTTAAAGAATTCAGAGAAAGGACTATTACCGAAAGTCCAGTCGATGGAGTGGCTAAAGGATCATTACCAGGAGATAACCATATGTGTGCAAGTAAAATAATGCACAAAGAATGGAACGAAGGAACACCTATTATAGGCGAACACGCAGAGCCTGTAGATGGTAAAGTCGCTTGGTATAAAGTTATGTTTGAACACGGTATAGAAACAGTTGATGTGAATGACCCAGACGTAGAAGTTATAGAAGAAGCTTCTCATGGATCACATAAAGCAAAAAAGAAATACTAATATTTAAACAAAGGAATAACAAATGGCAGTCACAGTAAACGCATTAAAACTAACCCAAGTCCAGGGTGTGGTTAGTGTTAGGGGGACTGCAGCGACAGGAACAATAGCTCTAGCGACTACGCTTAAGAAATCGTCTGAAACGCAAAGCTCCCCAGCAGTAAATATAAAAGGACTAACATGGACACTTTCAAGCGGAGCAAGTGCTAAGGTTCAACGTAACTCCGTTGTTCTTTATGAACTAATGGAAAGTGGCAATATAGACATGTATGGCTATTCAGACAATTCAGAAAACACATCTAATATAGAAGTAGTTATCGCAGGGGGAGCCGGCGGAACTGTTATAGTAGATTGTGCTAAAGTTTCTGGTTACGGAAGTCAACAACATCAAAACGCACCACTAGACACTAATGATAGTGGAGACGTTTACGACGGAGGAAGTTTAGGATAATGAGATTAATTAAAGAATTTAACGAGAGTATAAACTACCTCACAGAAGAGACCAAGGATAAAAATAAACCTAATGTGTTTATTGAAGGTGTCTTCTTACAATCAGATTTAAAGAACAAAAACGGTCGTATATATCCTAAAGAGATAATGCAACGAGAAGTGCAGAGATATGTAGATGAGAACGTTAAAACTAAAAGAGCATATGGAGAATTAGGTCATCCTGAAGGTCCAACAGTTAATTTAGATAGAGTATCTCATATGATTACATCTCTTAAGGAAGACGGTAATAACTGGATTGGTAAAGCCAAAATTATGGATACACCAATGGGCCGTATTGTAAAAGA